CCCTCGTCCACGTCCAGCGGGGGGCCGCTGATGTTAAAAATCCTGTCGCCCATTCGCAGCCGCTGCTTGACGGTGAATGCCTTGCTCTGCGGGTCTGATCGCATCGTGATTTGATGCGTGATGTCCGCCGCGACTTCGACGCCACGAAAGAATTCCCGACTCCCACGGGTGGCCATCTCGCACCACCGCACGGCGAACGTGACCCAGTTCCCCGCTGTCGTTTCGTCGATCTGTCCCGCCCCGTTGACCGAGGCCGACAGCCGTTGCACCTCGACCCGCTTTGACAGTTTCCCCGCCCTCATGCGTAGTTTCCCCACTTCAGCCGATCAGTGAGGGCCGTGTAAGAGAGTTCGATTTCCTTCGATATTGTTCCCGTCAACACGGCTTCGCGATTCTCGACCCAATGACTGGCCAGCAACAACATCGCCTGCTTCGCGTCGTCTGGCACAGCACTGGCGGCACCGTATCCCGCCTGAATTGTCACAGCGACAGCGTTGAACCGGTCGTAGGTCGTGGGCCATGTCTGGCCAAACGCGGGCCGAATCAAGATCGGCTCCGCGTACAGATCCGTTTCGTAGGTTGCCGATGCCAGAGTCTGAAGGGTGTTGTTTGCGTCGTAATACTGAATCGAAGTGATGCTCTGGATCGGCAGCACCTCCGGGACAATGTACGTCGGCAGGTAGTCGAGATTGAGGACGACGGTCTGCGCGCAGAGTTTTCGCCGCGTGTCTTTCTCGACCATGATACGGGCCGTCTTGATCAGTCCGGCAAGCCGCTCGTCTTCGTGGCCGTGGTCAATCCTCGCGTGCTCTTTCAGTTCGGCCACGCTGACCGGCTCGACCGTCGGTTGGACGCTCACGCGCACAGAAGAGCGAACGCTCTGCATCGACTCCAACGGTCTCGCACGGTCCCACGGCATGGCTTATCGCCCTCTGTTCTGACGACGGACCGCCCGCTCGTAATGCGGGACAGCCGTAGTCTGTTCGATCTGTTCCAACGCGGGCTTGGCAATCCTCCGCCTGATGAGTAGGTTGGCCACCCCATCAGGCGGATCGATTGTCTTACCCGCCCGGAATCCCTTCCAAGTTGTGAGGAGTTCCACGCGCATTAGGTGGGCAGCCTCACGATGTTGCCGAACCCACGCTCGGCCGCAGTGACCGGTGTGTCCGTCGCCCGCGACAGCAACGCGAATGCTGTCGCAAAGGTTCCGGTAGACCCATCACCACACGTGGCGACAAGGTCGAAGTAGCGTTTGCGGCCTCGCAAATCGACCTCGAATTTGAAGCACTTGTTGTCGTCGGTCGCAGTCGGCAGTGCCGCAGTGGTTCCCGCGATGCTGACCGAAGTGCCGTAGACCAGGCCGGTAACATCCGCGAAGCTGCTGTCTGTATCCGACTCCTGAAGCTTCAGGGCAGTCATCGCAATGTCGGTGGCCCCAAGGTACACGAACACTTCCAAGTATTCGTACCCCAACGTGTCGATGCTCGCCGTGGTCAGACTGGCATTGTCGACGATGGCAGCCGGGGGAGTGACCGACACCCACTTGGTATTCTGTGCATGAATCATGAATCAGGCTCCTTACGAACCGGGGGTCTTCAGCATGATCACGGGACCGGCAACGCTCGCCGTACCCTTTTCATGCACATTGATGTCAAAACGCTCGGTGCCACGGATGGCCAACTGGTCGAACTCGAAGTACCGGCTTCCATCCACGGCAATCGAGATGCCACGCCGTGAACCCATCGAGGCCGCCAGATCGAGATTGCCGAGGTAGGCAATACCGTCTGTTGAAGTCTGGGCCGTGGTCGTGGAGTTCATGACTTGGACGATCTCGACCGGGAACCCGAGGAACTGCAGGGGAGCACCGCCAGCGATCTGGGCGACCGTGTTACCGCCAGCCGCCTCCGCCAGCCGCAGCATGGAGTTCGCCCAACCAACGCGGCTGATGTACCACCGCGCCCCGTTGACGGCGAACTGAGGCAGCTTGCCAACCATCGCTTCGAAATCCTCAAGATCGAGGGTCGAAAAAGCGGTATTGCCAGCGATGGCAGTGACTTCGCTGCCGTCACCCAGGGCATTCTTCAGGCCGACGATCCCGCCGTAAGTGCTGGTGCCGTCACCGTTGAAGAGGCATTCATCCTCCTTGTCGGCGAATGCGTACGCGATTTCCTGCGCGAGGTCGTCCGCAATGGAAATCACCGAGTCTTCATTCAGCTCGCTGCTGTACTTGGTCAGAACCGCCAGCTTGCGGGCCGTCAGACTGACAGTGTCCCACCCCTTGTCGCTGGCCGTGATCTCGGCATTCTCGCTGACAAAATACGCGGTGACTCCTGACTGCCGACGCGGGACAATGAGGGTATCGGACTCCCCCATTGGACGAATCCGCAGCACCCGACGGGCCACGCCGCGCTCTTCCCGCAGATCGATGATCGCGGTCTCCATCTGCTCGGGGACAAGGAAGCCGCCGAGATTGTTGCTCGTGGTCTGCAAGGCTCGGGTCTCGATGCCGTTGTCTGCACACCACTGGGCCGCTCGCTGGTCCCCGCCGAGGATCGCCAGACACCATTGCCCGGCCGCATAGGCTCGGTCCTGCGCATCGGGTCCACGGAAGGACCGAAGCGACCCGAACCGCCGCAGCGTCCGCACTTCCGTCTTCGTGGCAGGGGCCACAATCCCAGGGGCAGGGGTGGGAGCACTCCGCCGCCCTTCACTGGCCGCCAGTGCCGCCTTCTCCTGGATCAGCTTGTTGTACCGGGCTTCCTCAGCCCCGGCCTTCGCAGCCTCTTCCAGCAGGCCCTCATACTTGCGGGTCTCATCGTCAGTGAGAGGCCGACTCTTGCCACCCTCGCCACCAGTCGCCGCCGTCACCAGCACGCCTTCCGCCTCGGCCAGTTTGGCCGAACGCAATTCGCGGGCCGCATCGGCCGCCTTTTGCAGATCCATGTGATCGTCTCCTTTGAGCCGACGACCACCCATAAACACCTACGGGCGCAAACCGTCGGCAAGTGTGAAAAACACCTGCTGACGACCCACGCCCGCAACGGCAGTTGTGAATCAGTCTCTCGCGTTTAGCACCATGCCAACGGGCTGGGCTGCTGTTCGCGGCAGAATCAAACTAGACCAATCGTACAGATTGGCGAACTCGTGTCAATAGGTCTTGAGTTTGGCCAACTGGATTTGTCGCTGGGCCAGATCGAACGGCATTCCCAGTAACGCCTTGGCTTTGGCCAGTGACCGCAACGCCATCTCGGTTGCTTCGTATGCCGGGTAGGTCACAGCCGACACGTCGAACAACTCGACGTTGTGCAATTCGCGGATCTGCCGTTCGCCCTCTTGTCGCCAGATGTCGCTCTTCGTGGTAAACCCGAAACTCATCTGGTCCATGTCGCCCCTGCGGATCTTCGGCACCAGTGCTTGCACGTCGGGGTCGGTCATGTCCAGATCCGCCTCCATCCTCAGACCGCGTTGATCCTCCGCCAACCGCAAGGTGCCAGACTTGGTACGGGCCAATGGGGTCCCCTCGTGATTTACCAACAACCGCACATCGGCACCACTTGCCAGTGTCCTGGTAAACGCCCCTGGTCGGATGATCTCGACGAACCCGCCGAGGTCTTGAGACAGGCTGTTGAAGACGGCCGCGTATCCCCGCAGCATGACCTTCCCGTCCGCCTCTGACCGAAGTTCCATCTCGGCACATGCTCTGTACTCGCGGTCCATTATCGCACCACCTCCCGGGCAAACTCGGTCGCCCTCCGTGCATCCCATCGGGACACAACCGATTCAACGCTTTCCGCCAGCTTGTCGGCCGACACCTCGCACGCGGTCAACAAGGCCTGGCGAGACTGCTCGACGTGACGGGCCACGATGTCCGCCGGGTCGAGAGACTGCCCCAGGTGCAAACCGAGGGCTCGCACCGTCGGGCCAATCGCCTGTTCGAGGGTTGCCGCATGCTCCGCGTAGAACGCATCCAGCCACCCGAGGAACTCGCCCGGCTTGTTGGCTGCCCTCGTTGCCGCGTTGCGTTCCTTGCTCAGCAGCCGCGTGATGTCATTCTCCAAGATCCCCCGCAAGGCATCACCCATCGCCGGGGGTGGCTCCGCCTGTGCGACGCTGACTTCCCCCACGCTCGGGGTCGGGGTTGCCTGCATGGCCGTGGTGAGTGGGACCATGTTGCCGTTGATCAGATAGGCGTTGCCATCGTCAGTGGGAATCGGATTCATTCCTTCGCGGTCCCTGATCTCGTTTGCGCTCATCCATCCGTTCTGCCTGGCCACAGCGTAGGCATCATACCGGCTCTTGAGGTCCGCCAGCGATAGATCATCAAGGTCCAGCTCCGTGAAGTAGGTCGGCTTCTCGTCCTTGCTGAACAGCTTCCTATGCGCCTCCTGCTGCATGGCCACGGCAAGGGGACGGATCGTGTATGTCTTGTATTCGATGCTTTGGTGTTCGATGTTGCCAAAGGTCGCCCGGCTTAGATCCCGCAGCAGGTGGGGCGGGATGTTGAACCAGCGGGCCACCTCTGCAATCTGGAATTGCCGTTGCTCCAAAAGCTGGGCGTCTACCGCGCTCATCTGCATGGCCTGGAACTCCATGCCCTCTTGGAGAACGGCGATCCTCCCTGCCTTGTCCGCCCCCCGATGCATCGCGTCCCACTCGTCGCGGATGTTCCGCCTCGCGTCTGTCGTCAGCTTGCCGGGATGCTTGAGGATGCCCCCGGGCCTGGCACCATTGGCAAAGCTGCTGCCGCTGTATTGCTCCATGCCGAGGGTGAGGCCGAAGCTATCCCGGGCTCGCTGGACCAGCCCCTTTCCGACGATGCCATCAGCCGCCATCAGGGGGACGTGATACACGTCGATCGGATCGAGACGAACGGGATTCATCCCGTGTTCGTCGGTCACCTCGTAATAGATGCGCTTCGTGCTGTCGCGCTTCATGGCCACGCGGGCCGGGTGAATCCACCAGAGAGAGACGGGCCGCCCGCCCCGGTTGCGTTCGATCTCTGCGACCATGTTGCCGTGGAGATAGAAACTTGACAGCATCGCGATACGCCACGAGAACGCCGTCATCTCGCCGTTAGGTTCTTGGTCCAGCAGCAGCCGCAAAGGGTGGTCGTATCGCTCAATATTGGCTTCGTCCTGCCGCTCGTAGACTTCCCACTCCAATTGAGCAATTGTCTCGGCAATCACGCGAACAGCAGCGTAGACAGCCGAGACGGTCATTGCCGAAGTTTCGGTGATAGCCACACCGCTGGAGCTTTTCGGCATCAAGGCATCGGCCACCTGCTGCGACATGCCACGGGCCTCCGGCGCGATCCAATTCGCCAGACCCCGCCGAATCCCCGACAGAATGCTCACAGTGACAGACTCCCTTTCGTGTCGTACACACTGCCCACATCGCCGTCAACCATCGCGGTCCCCATCGCCATGATGGTCGCCACGATCCCATCGATCTTGTCCGCAGATCGGGACTTGCTCGGCCGGATATTATCGCTCTTGTCCCGCTCCGCCGCTACGTTCCCCGCCATCCAGCGAAGCACGGGGTCGCCGTCGTGGTGTAGGGTCTGATTGGCAATGCGTCTCTCGAACTCCTTCGAGGGGGCCGCGAATGATCCGATAGTCTGGCGGAATTCCTTCAACCGCTCAGCAGGGAACCCCGCCGCCGCGAGTTGCTGGGCCATCGCCCGGGCCGGTCCCCAGGGGTCGTAGGCCAGACACTGAAGGTCGAACCGCTCGGCCACCTCGCACAGTTCCGCACAGATCACACCGTAGTCCGCGACGTTGCCGTCAGTCTGCGTGATCAGCCCTTGTGCGGCCCACCTCTTGGCCTGTGCTCGGTCTTGTTTCCCGCGAATGTCGGCAACCTCCTCGGGCATCCAGTAGCGGCACTTCACGAAGTATTCGGAGTCCCTCTTGAACACCATCGAGAGGGCGTTGATGTCGCGAGTTGATGCAAGGTCCAGCCCACACCAGACAGGTTCCCCCGAGAACTCAGAGAGGTCGAAGTCTGTCCGACACTGATCCCAGTGATGCATCTGAATCCAGCGGACTGCCTGTTCGGTCCACTGGTTGAGGTAGAGGTTCCGGAAGACGTTTTCCGCTGCCGGGTTATTCCGGGCTGCCGTGCATTCGTCCCGCAGAAAGTCCAGAGAGACAGACACTCCCAAATTCGGGTTGGCTTTTTTCCAGACTTCTTCGCTGGTCCAGTCCTCTCCCGCGTCTGCCCCGTAAATGACCCCATAGAACGTCGGATCGGAGTCTGGGTCGGCAATTGCCGCCGCTGCTCGCTGGTGCATCTCCCAACAGATCGACGACCGGTCATGCCCCGCCGTCGTGATCGCCACCACCAAAGGATTAGCACGGGCTCCACGGCCGGACAACATCGCGTCCCATAGCTGGCGATTGGGCTGTGTATGGAGTTCGTCGAAGATGATCCCGTGGGGGCTCTTGCCGTGGGCTGAATACGCCTCGGCCGAGGTCGCTGCATACCACCCGCCACGACGGTTTCCACGGATCTCGTATTGCCGAAGGTCCGCCTCCGCCTGGAGTGTCGGAGTCCCTGACGTGATCATCTCGCGGGCCGCTCTGAATACGATGCCCGCTTGCTCTCGGTCACCAGCACATGAGTAGACTTGGGGCCGCTCCTCCCTATCGCATAGCAGCAGATACAACGCGATCCCAGCAGCAAACGTGCTCTTCCCGTTCTTTCGGGGAACTTCAATGTACGCCAGCCGATAGCGCCGTGTCCCATCCTCCCGCAGCCAGCCGAACAGGTCGCGGACGATCTTCCGTTGCCACGGCTCCAAGACGAACGGCTGTCCGGCCTTGGCACCTTCGACGTACCGCAACTGCTGAGCAAAGAATTGCTCAATCCTGTTTGCATGTGGCTCGGAAAAAACGTAGCTCACCCGAAGAGGTCCTCCTCGACGGCTTGGGAAACAGCGTCCTTGCCAATGGACGCGCACACTTGCTTGACGAGTTGGGCCGCCGCCTGCGATGCCTTGCGTTCGGTCTCAATGGCCCAATGCGGTTGCTCGCTGCCGAACCGGTCTACCTGCACGAGGCCTGACTTGCTGAGGATCTCGCGACACTCGCTGGCTCTGTCAGCCTGCTTGCACGCCAGTAGCAACACCTCCTGATGCTGTGGCAGCACTGGGGCAACGTCCCACACGGCAGCCCAGAGGCGACGCCCGGCACCTGCCAATCCGACAGGGGGAACACGGTCCATCAATTAACGCCTCCAAACGTGTCAAAAATATGTGCGCGAG